CGCAAGATGATTCCTAATCTTCAAGTCACGAATCCTATGGGATCGTTGTCGGAGACGGAAAGGCACTCGCGAAGGATTCGAGCATTAGAGGACCTAAAGGCCCCCTATGCTCCCGACGAGTGGTACACACCCCCTTTGGCGGTGGTACCCCTTCGGTCCTTACTTGACATGCGTCCATCCCAAATGGGATTGCGAGGGGATCAGAGGATCCGCTTCATGTCAGAAACGCATAAGCTACCTTATAAATTAAGGAAGCGGCTGCGACAGGAATACCTCTCTAGAGGTCTCCTGAATCGAAGACTAGCAGATGACCTGCTAGACCGCCCTTTGGCGGAACTAATGTTCTTCGAGAGAATCTGGCTGTCAGTGGAGGATAATTTGTTATTCTCCAGCCCTGAGGCTTTTGCAGACAGATCGCAACACTGGTACATCTTAAGATGGTTCAAGTTTGTTGCAGGACTGTTAACCTATGGAGGCCATAAGGCCTTCAAGAAGGTTTACAAGCAGGGTCTGCTCCATTTGGAGAACAGATGTCTGCGAAAGGAGACCGGGCAGGTGGTAAATTTACCAGGTTCCTGGCCCGGCTCCACGGAGGTCAATGGGGAAATGGTTTTAACCTATGGCCCCAGTTGGCTTCTCCGCTTGTACAACCTTGGCAAGGTTACCAAGAGTGACCTTACGCGCTTAGCGCACATGGTCAGTACACGCAATCTCCCACCCCCCCGGAAGGGGGACGGGGATGAGGCGTTGATCAAGCACCATAAGGTGCTGACAACCCTTCCACCGGAAGTTCCTCCAGAGAGGCTGCAGGTGGTATTCTTTCTCGGGCTTAGGCTCGGAAAAAGAGTAGACCGGAAGGCAATTGCAAAAGCAGTAAACCGTCCGGAGCACCTGTCGCTAACCAATAGGTCAAGCTTCTTCTATGGAAGAGGCGATGGCGGCAGAGCAGCAGAGGTTCAGCACGAATATTCGCGCTGGGCCTTGAAGGACTCCATAGCTGGTTCTATTGAACCGATCTGGGGTCCTAAAATCATCCAACAGGGCGGGAAACCGCGCTGGAAGGATTTTATTCACCATCCCTTAAGGGAGGGTGAAGAAGGCACCGAGTTCCTTGAAGAATTTCAAGGGCAAGGTGGCTATACTGGTATAGCCGGCTTAAACCGGAATACCGGACTCCAACTCCTCCAGTGCTCTTTTGAGCACATGGTGGAACGGGGTATAATGACCCCGGAAGGAGAGATTGGAAAAGAATTGGCTTTAGTCAAGACTTCCATTTGTGGTGAACCAGGCTTCAAGTCTCGTATATATACGATCTCGGAGTGGTTCGTCACAATCTTCCTCCAGCCGTACGGGCATTTGCTCGTCTCTGCGCTGGAGACGCTTGATTCCGCGAGGGCGGGCCTTAAGGCCGCGAACCCCGCGTGGGAATGGAGTAACGACTTTCGTTGGAAAGACCCGAAACTCAATCCTACATTCAGACAACTAATGTTGCTGACATCGGATCTAGAAACCGCAACGGACTACTGCGACCATAAGGTCAGCAGTGAACTCCAGAGGGGCTTCTTAGCAGGTCTCGGTCTCAGTGGACACCGATACCTGGAGGCAGCAAGACGACTACTTAATAGTCCAAGAATGCTGATTACTCAGAGGTGATTCTTAAGAATCTTCCGGACTTCTCCGCATCTCTGAGCACAGGGCGCACCGAGTCTATGTCGGCTCCGCGCTCCTTACTGAGCTTTTCGCTCCAGCTATGGATCGATTGGCAGGTAACCCTTATGGGACATAGTGCCACACCACTCAGGTGGTTATC